TGAAATTAGCTCCGTTTGAAAGAACACTGGGAAATGCCTCAATTGCTCACGTAATGACCAATCAGTGCTATGGTAGACTGATGATGATAGCGTGCCAGTGGGATGACAAGAAGCGTATGTATAGGGCAACATACCAGTGCAAGCTCTGTGGCAAGATAATAAATTCATTCACGAATAAATCAGGAGCTAGGTGAGTAACATGAAAATTCGTTTCCGCACAACAAAACATATAAATCGCTGGGCTGTGCACATGGTTACACCTTGTATTTACGTTTTCTACAGTAAAGCAGGAAAACTGATGTGGGCGGGTGTAGAATTCTTTTTCATCCGCTGGGAGGTAGTAATAGATTGGTAAAAAAACAAACTGTAGCTCAGAAGAAGCGAGACCTGTTTGATGTTTATAAGTGTATCAAGGAAGGACGAACTGTGAAAAGATCAATCGCCAAAGATGGCAGCATACCAACTCATCCGGTTGTTGAAGTGACGCGAGACCTGCTCGAATCAGCAGTCTTGAAGGGTTGCCTGGCTTGTCTGAAGACTCGCTGCATAATGGCCAATCGTCACGATGCTGGTACATTCCAGAATGAGCGTGGACAGTGGGGAACCTATGGCATCAAAGGTGCTGGTGACATCATAGGCATACTTCCGGGCGGCAGGCATTTTGAAGTGGAGGTCAAAAAGAGTGACGGTGGCCGATTGTCTGCCGATCAGCAGAAACGCATGGCCAAAGTTAGAGAAACCAACGGTGTGTACTTCGTGGTACACGGCATTAAAGAACTTGAGTTCTATATGGAGGGTCTGATATGAAGAAAGAACTGCTGAAGATATTGACTGGGCTGATAGCTTGGTACAGCGGAATAGGATTGTTGCTTTTGACTGCTCATTTAAGTAAGGCTTGCCCTTGCCCAGCTTTTATGAAGTGGTACGCCCTGATAGTAGTTCCGGGTGCTTTTTTAATAGGGGCGGCGTTGGCAGCCGTTCACGGTTATATTGACAACAAACAGGAGGCAGCACAATGAATGGAGGGTCTGATATGAAGAAAGAAAAAACCCAAGAACAGATTGATGAGCAGATTGCAAAGCTCAAAGAAGCACGGCCAAAAATTACGCCAACCAGTATGTTTGGCACTGATAATCTGGCAATGCTGGATGCTCAGGTCAGAGTCCTTGGAAAAGACATGGACGAGGATGACATCTGGGATCACTGGGATAGAGATGAAGAAGACATGGATGTTAGATCCAATGCGGAAGAAGCCCTTAGATGGCGTGAAGGTGAGTCAGAAGACGATAATCTTGTTGATGGATTCCCATCAGCATGAGTGGAAGGGAGAAAAGAAAATGCCTAAAAAAACGTGGAAGATGTCAGCTAGTCTGATCAGTTGTTTCAAAGCTTGTGCATTCAGATGCTACGCCAAGTATGTGCTTGGTATTATCCAAGACAAAGATTCCGATGCACTTCGCATGGGTACTGGCTGGCACCGGTGTCTTGAGATACTGGGGATGGAGCCGGGGGCTGTATGCTCAGAGTGTGCCGGCAAGGGACAAAAGAACCCTGACTGTCCAATATGCCAAGGCACTGACATAATGTGTGATAACATGATGGACGCTGTGGTACGGCACCTCAACCAAGCCTACGAGCACGTACCAGTCTATAAGACGCGGGAAGAATGGCTAACAGAACGTGCCATCCTGCTCTATAGTATCGCTGGGTACAACTGGAGGTATGAAGCTGACAGCTACGAAGTAGTAGCGGAGGAAATACCATTTGAACTACCAGTGCGTAATCCAGCTAGTGGCAGGGCACTCCCACATGTAACGCTGGTTGGCAAGATTGACAAGATTGTACGAAGTCCTGAAGGACTGCTCTACATCGACGAGCACAAGTCTACAAGTAGCTCACTTGACAGCGATTCCACACTGTGGAGTCACCTGAATCTGGACACTCAGACCACTCTGTACCCATTTGCGGCTCGTGTGCTCCAACTGGAGGGTAAATTAGAGCAGTATGGCATCAAAGCTACTGACCCGTTGATAACCGGTGTGCGGTATGACGTATGGCACAAGCCAGGTATCAAGCCGAAGAAACTGTCACAAGCTGACAGTAAGCAGTTCGTGGAAGACGGTGTGTATATGGGTGAGGTGTTTGAAGTCACGTGGCCTGGACATCGTGAAACTGTTACTATCAACGGTGAATCTGTGGAAGTCGAACTTGGCAAGAAAGAAGGCACCTTTGCTATCAGGGAAACACCTGAGATGTACGGTGCTCGGCTGCTTGCAGACATCGGAGAACGTCCTGATTTCTACTTTGCTCGTAAGGAACTCGCACGGACAGAGCTTGATTTCAAGCGATTCGAGAATGAACTGTACGGCATCTACAAGTCACTCCGATTCATCGACAGCACTGGTGCATGGTGGCACAATGAGCAGCAATGTGAGGCTACGTTCCGTTGCCATATGATTCCTTACTGTTACAATAACATAGAACCAGATCCTTCAGATTTACTCGATGGTTTCAAACTGACTGATTGGAAAAGACATGAGCTTGAAGACGCAAGTAAAAATTAAAGATCTTACAGACGAGCGTTTTGGATTCTTGGTGGCGGTGTCACTTCTTCCAGAACGTGCAAAGAGCAGACATGCTCTGTGGCTATGTGTCTGTGATTGTGGACAGGAAATCACTGTGTCCAGCAATTCACTCATACGCGGCCACACGAAAAGCTGTGGGTGTCAGAAGGCTAAAATGTGTAGAGACGGTGTGTTGACTCATGGAATGTGTGACACGCGTGAATACTCATCTTGGAATTGTATGTGGACACGGTGCACAAATACTTCTAGACTCAAGTTTAAGAATCATGGCGGTCGGGGTATCAAAGTTTGCAAACGCTGGGAAAGCTTTGAAAACTTTTTTGAAGACATGGGTGAGCGTCCCATCGACACTTCACTTGACCGCATAAACAATGACGGAAACTATGAACCTGGAAATTGTAGGTGGGCAACTGCCACGGAACAGGCAAACAATAGACGTCCACGTTCAAATTAACCAAGTGGGCACAGAAATTGCAGGAGACTGGTGATGGACAGAGTAAGTGATAAAAAAGTTGTAGTGCGAAAAGAGAGGAAGTGTTTCGGCTGCTTACGAATTATAGAGCGTGGTGAAAGAGCACACGTTCAAACCAATACCGAGGACGGAAAGATATACAGCATTACCATCTGTGAAGAATGTCAAGTTATCGTTAGTGGAAGTACCAGCGGCTCTGAATTTTCCGAGGGAGAGTTACAGGAGGAAGTGAAATGAAAACGTATGTAAGTTACTATGATGAATTTGCAAAAACCACAAGATGAAAAAATGTTAAGGCGTTTAGGCGTGCCTTGAAATACACAAAAATCATAGCACCATTACAGGAGACCAAAAATGGCGATAACGAAGCCGAAACAAACAGGTAAGAAAACACCGGCAATGCCCGGAAAACCCGAAGTACCAGCGACTACCAAGATGCCACCGCCACCAGTAGCTGACAAAGTCGCACCCAAGAAAAAGTTCATGGTGGAAACATGGGATGACAAACGCGGGGAACAGATTTTGATTTATGCTGATACTGGTGCTGGCAAAACTTCGCTGTCACGATTGGCACCACGACCAGTGTTCATAGGGTGTGATGACGGTGGGAACAAGATCCTGAATGTTGATGGCACTCACCTGAAAAGGATACCTGGTGTAGAAACTTTTGAAGACGTGCGTTCAGCCTTACAGCAGCACGACCTCTACGTAGACTTTGACACTGCTGTGATAGACACAGCTACTATCCTTGAAGATTGGGCAGAAGATTTCGTGGTCAGAACTATCAAAACTGAGGGTGGTGTCGTTGCTAAGAACATCTTGAGCTATGGATACAACAAAGGCTACAAGCATCTGTATAATGTGATGAAACTCATACTCCAGGACTGTGATGCACTAGTAAGAACGGGTAAGAACGTAATCATAGTCTGTCAGGGAATCAATAACAACGTTCCAAATCCGGGCGGTCAAGATTTCTTACGTCATGGACCTAGACTTCACACCGACAAGGCTTGGAGCATAGAAGCGTTGTATTGTGAATGGGCAGACCACATACTGCGTATAGCTTACTATGACGTACAGGTTGGCAAGGATAAGAAGATTCTTGGTACCAATACCAGGGCCATCTTTACTGACGCAGAGCCACACTTCAGAGCCAAGTCACGCACAGTACATGAACCAGTGGTGGCATTTGCCGACGTCAAAGATGACAGTATCTGGCAGTACATTTTCGGCGGGGGAGAATAATGGCACTTGATCCGGCAGAATCGTACAGGGAAGCACTTGATGAAGCATTATACTTTGCAAAGGAGGAAGCTGATCCTTCTGACTACGCTGATCTGCTACAGGCAGAAGCTGACCGGGTGAGGAAGATTAAAATAGAGATCAACCCAGTGTCTTTTTTGCCAGAGTGTTACTATCAATCAGGGGAAAAGTCTATACGATGCAACAATCCTAGTAGTGAACTTAACGGTCAACCTTGTAGCAAGTGGTGTACTGTCGCAGTTACAGCCAAGCAGAGAATAGCAGAACTTGAAGATGTACTGCGTGCTACAAGAGCGAGGCTAAGACACGCCAACAGAACGACACTTGCAATTGATGCAGTTTTATAAAGGAAAGGGGACTAAATGAAAAATGAAGAACGAATACGCTACGGGCTGATGAGACTCTTGTTGTTCATCTCTAAGCTACTTAGCTTCTTGCCAAAGCTCATATTCAATGTCTTGATTCTACCGAGCAGAATTTTCAGGGTGTTGGCAATGCTGTGCGTACCTAAGAAGGTGAAGCAGGAGCTAGTGTCTCGTCGTTTGGACAAGCAACGTAATTTGAAATGCCACTGTGGAAGTGGCAAGAAGTACAAGAACTGTCATTGGCGTGCGGATAAAATGAAAGACAATTAACCGAAACCGAAATTAAACCAGGAGAAAAAGTATGATCCAAGTTGACAGAGAAGCAACCTTCCGTGGCCCAATCGTAAGCCACGCGGTTAGCTTAACCAAGAATGAGTATCCCCAGTGGGTGGCCGAGTTAAAGGGCATTGAAGTCTGGGATGATGAAGAAAAAGTATGGGTGGACTGGACCGATGTGGAACAGAACGGTGCCTTAGCCTACCTGGTCCTGTTTGGCAGCAAGGGAGAGACCCTTACTTGCACACAG